CTCTGGAACCGATCACTTGTTAAACACATTTCAGTTTTGAAGCCAATTAATTCACTCCTTGACGCATTCATCTTGTCTCTCGCTCTTTCCATTGTGAAAGAATGTGGGTGTTAAACTTCCTTAAAACCGGTAGTTTTTTCACCAGCTGGCGACATTAATGTTGGATATGCTTGGATATCTTTGTCACATTTACCATTCGAACAGTCAACAAACTCATGAGGAATATTCTTAGACTTCATGTACTCAATCTGTTTACGAGTCCAGCCACAACCCATGGTCCCGTAAACAGTCCATTTTTCTTCGTTATTGTATTTTGGTGCACTTACGATGACATCAATATTTCGCTTCCCCGTCTGAGAAAGAATGTAAAGATCGACGACAAGGAGGAGGGGTATTAACCACATGTTATATTATAATTACATATTTTTTATTATTTTGCACATTTGTTCTTTTTTTAACTTTGGATTCAATTTGAACAGTTTAACAAGTTCATCTTTTTTATAAAGTCTACACTTTCGTTTTTCAATTTTAAGATCACCATTTTTATTAATTGAAATTGACGGCTTCACGGCAACAATACCAGGTCTCTTTAGTATCGTCTTTTTCTTTTCTGCGTCCTTCTGGAGAATGGCTTTTGCGCGTCTAATTGCCGAAGATGTACCAACATTCTTTGATGCTTCTACTCTTTTTACCACCACGGGCTTTTTTGATGTGACCTTTGAAAGAAAGTTGATCTTCTTTCCTTGCATGAATGAATGATTCATTATGTCATCATATGTTGGGAGGCCTTTGTGTTTTATGAGACGAAGACGATAATCCTTAATGTATTTTGTAGTGACCCCGATATATTCATTTGGGAATAAATCTTTCACGAACTTTCTTACTTCACTATTATTTGAATATTTGTGAATTATATTGAGAAAGTAATGGGCGTCGTACATTGGATGTGACTTTGTCGATATACCTGATATATTAGCAATCTCTTTATCAATCTCAGGATTTCTAACACCTTCTATTGTCGAGAATCCAAAGTCAATCATAATCGGTATATCATCCTTCAATACGATAATATTGTTCCAGTGAAGATCATGATGTCTAAATTTTGGATACTTTTCGTGAATTTTCTTGAGATTTCCGATAACTCGTGAGATCATCCGACGATACGCCGCTGCTGTCTGTCCCAATTTAATCCAGTGTTCGAGAGATATACCGTTAATATATTCAAAGTATAGTAAATCTCTATTATTACACGTCTTAAAATGATACATACGGGGAACACCCATACCTTTCAATTTTTGTGCGATTCGATATTCCATTTTGGCACTAGGTTCACTTGTAAATTTTACAGCAATTTTTGTATTACATTTATCATCCAAACATCCGTAATATACCGCACCATATTGCCCCTTGCCAATTTGGTAAAGCTTACCTTTCTGAATCTGATTTATTCTATTCAAACGAGGTGCATATAGATGAGATTTCGGATCACAACCCTTGGCCCCTCTTAATAATTTTTTGAGTTCTTCACCAACTGCATTCTTCTGAACATTCGTCTTTGCATTGTTGGCAATATTAACAAGGTCTGCGAGCTTGACCATTTTATTATAAACTAAGAAAAGTTTTTATTATACCATCTCATAAGTTTCGTGGAGCATATGTCTCCGTATTCAGCATACATTTCGACTTTTAAGTTGTCTTTATCTAAATAATCCTTTATAACATCGAGTATGTGCATATTTTCCCATGCAACTGCAGCTATCATAGTCGGATGTGTATATAATTTCATAACTTCTTCATACTTTTCCGGTTTGAATGCCGTCTTACACGTGTTCATAAAGACTTCGAACATGAGAAGAGAAATCTCGGGATCTTTGTGTGAGGCCATCCAATATGTAATATAGTTATCATGTTCAGTATCATTTGTTTCAATTATATCATTAACATTTTGTATAATCTGATACTCATTGGCTTTAAGAGCATTAATATCTCCTCGCTTGATAACTTCGAAAATGTTCATAGTGTATTTCTGTGTAGAAAAGATTTGACTTAGGTAACTAAAAAATTTTCTTCATACCATCTCGAAACAGCACTTTCATCATCGGAAATAACAAGGTCGTATAGATATTTTTCATCTACGTGACACATTGCATGTTCGAGTAAATCTATATTTTGACTCTTGACAGAACCACACATAAGAGATCTACCCATAACTTTCATGATTTCATGCCAATGATATTGTGAGTTTTCACGACATATATTTTTTAAGGTTTGGAATAATATACGTCCCTTCCCATGATTTTCATGCGCCCCAATTTCATATGTCAAATAATCACCACTCTCATTCATCATTTCATAATCAATATATTTGATAATATCTTTAGACCTTGACCTGAGGCCTATATAATCACCACGATCAATGAGTTCATGGAGATCTTTATAAATTTGTCTATGATGCATTGTATTATAGAATTTAACAATTGATATATCACTTAGGTCAAATGCAAACCTAAGAAGAGATAACATAACTAATCTTAAATAAAGTTGAGAATTTATAATTTTCTATATGTTTGAGAATCTGTTGTTTGCTACACTCGGTGGATATGGACCCTTAATCATCGAAACAAAAAACGGGGTTTTCATTGAAAATTGTGTGATAATTAGTAGAAAGAACATTGATAATGTTATTCGAAAACTTCACGATGGGAAATATTCAAAGATTGAGCAAACAACAGATCGTTCATTCTTTGTAGCATAAAATGCATATAGCGCGCCGCTGTAATTATATAAAAATGGGATGACCCCAAAGACTAACGAAATTAACAAAAGTCTCACTGCAATGTAGAATAGTGACCAGCAATGTAATACACATCACTAAATCCCAATTCTTCTAATTTTTCAGCTGCAAATCTAGCCCGTTGTCCTGTGTTGCAATACACGAGTATACCTTTTCTGGGAAGTTCTGTCGTTGTCTTCTTGTTAATTTTAGTGACAGGAATGTGTATGGCACCTTTATAATGACCAGCTCTATATTCCATTATTGTACGAACATCTACAACTTTCTTTATAGTTCCAGATCTAATCATACGTTTAGCCTTTTCACTACTGACAATATTATCACCCAAAAATGTATAGGTAGCTGCAGCTGCGATAGTTGCGACAATTAATACCGGAAACATGTTATAATATATGTTTATATTTTACTTCCGGCCCAATTTACGATTTGTTTAAGAGACCAAGAACTATTGATATTAGATGGGAGATCTATCTTTATCAGACTCCGCTTCATACTCTGTAAATTTGTATCACTTACAAATGTTGGCACTTGTACAATATGATTTAATTTAAATCTTTTGTCATCTTTAGTTGTAATTTTGAGATAATATGGAAAATTTTTTACAAAGTAATTCCATTTCGTAGATTTTCTACTTGACAACGGTACATATTTATGAATTAGACCCCACACAACTCGTTTTATGAAGACAAGTCTATCACGTGGATCTTTGGGTCCAATGTATGTGTTCAGTGTATCATGCATCATAGCTATGAAGGCCTCTATGTAACAAAAATGATGTTGAGATAGTTCGTCATATTGTGAAATCTCGAAAGACTTTTCTAGGATTTTCTTATTTCGAATTCTGATCTTCGTATTTTTTAGGAGTTTTTTATAATTTTCTAAATCCGTACTTACAAACCCCCCCGTGGGTTGGAATGTATTCATTTTGTTTCGTATTGTATATTCTTGTCCATATACTGTTCGAAGTTCATTTTTGAACTCACGTCTGCCGGCACCCATTGAATCAAATAATGTAATTGATTTACTATCATGATTTACTTTAGCAAGTGCATAGTGTCCGTCACCACCTGGATATGTGTGTGATATGTGTAGATAATGTACACCCTTATGCCCCATTTTAATGGGGTTTTTCATACGAGACGTTCTATTACAAGTAAATTTAAAGTCATAATCAGTCTCTTTTTTTATGTCCATGCCAATTTTTTCAAAAATACCGGGTGCTTGAATGAATTGTTTAGCTATTTCACTAGCATCTTCGATAGCCATGAGATATTTTGCGGCATTGTTTGTATTAATACGACTCTCGATGTAATCAGTCTTATCAATCTCATATGTTTCCCCTTTTACACGTAAAAGACGATTACGAACATTTTTATTTTTAATGAGTTTGATAGGGGTAAGGTTCATATCTTATTAAGACATCACATTTTTAAATAATGTTCATCTTCACATGTTTGATATCATCTGAAGAGGATTAAATGTATTTAATTAATGATTATTATATTTTAATTACCGAACGCAACACCCGCCATACCGTTCTTTATACGAAGAACGTTATAGTTTACTGCATAAACACGATGAAGAGAATTACCCCCCGAAACACCATTAAGTATCAATTTAGCAGTATCAATTCTTGAAAAGTTCAACGAACCAGTTGGTTGTTGTTTACTCAATGTAAGGCAGAATGGCCATGTGTATGTTGGAAGATCTCGCAATACATCGTCTGGTAAATCAGTGCAGTGCATTTCATGAACAATATTATGGTGATACAATACAGATGTATTTTCAAACAAAGCAACACCATTGATATAAAGACTGGATGTATCAAACTTATATTCATCATCCCAGTTATTTCCTGTCGCCTTACCCGAAACTAAATGGAGGCCTTTGACTGGGTGATTGAAGTAGCTCAAATCAACGTCTGTATCAGATGGATCGATTGGTTGATATTGTGTTTGTGTAATTAAGAGTTCATGTTCACTGTCGGTAAAGAATTTTCGTTCATCGGTATCTAAATAGATGTAGTTACCATATACTTTGGGGGATGGTGGGTTCGACATACCGGAGTAAAGACCGTCTCTACACTTAATTTTTATTTCAACATCGTGGTATTGAAGAGCGACAAGTGGTAAACACTTTGTCCACTCCTCACCGAAAAAGAACGGTAACATACAATAATCACTGCCTGTATTAGTCCCGGCACCGAGAGCATTTTCCTTGACGACATTTGTCGTCACTGCACACGAGGCTTTTGACGAACCATCTCGGTAGAGTGGGTTATATACACCCTGAATAAACAACGAATCCATTTGGCAAACCTTTTGACCACCTATCCACAAGCTTATGTCCGTTGGATTGGAAGAACCACTAGAGAAAAGACCATCGTTGTTCGTAGCTACATTTGAAATGTTTGGGGCTTCGATCCATATGTAGCTCATCAAATCACCCTTGGAGCGAATTGGGATGGTGACTTCGTTATTTGAACCAAATGTACCGATGTAATCCATACGCTCTGGTTTCATAGAAAAGTTGGTGTGACGTCTGTAGTTTTGAC